TAGAATTTTCAGTATTAATTTTAAAGATGCATTTCCAATATCACTTTCAACATTAGATTTTGATGTCACAACTCGTGATTATAATTACTTTACAGCAGAGGTAAGTTTCAAGTATACCATCTTTAATATCACTGATCCAAATAATGTCAGACTAGACAACTATTTAAGAAGATAATTTTACATGATAAATCTTGATAAGATTCAGTCCATGTGGCAAGAGGACTGTAAGATTGATATTGATAACATGCATGAAGAATCGATAAAAGTTCCTCAACTGCATTCAAAATATCATGAGATATTAAACAATTTAATTTTATTGCGAACGAAAGCTCAAAAGATACAAAAGAGTGTTCGTCATGAAAGATATGAATACTATTCTGGAAAGGCAGATCCAGAAGTGTATGAGAAAGAACCATTTCCAAAGAAAGTTAGAGATAAAGACGCACTAATTAGATATATGGATGCTGATGATCGAGTGTCAGATGCAAATCTAAAAGTAGAATACTATGACGTAATGATAAATTATACGGAAAGTATTCTTAAACAGATATCAAATCGCACATATCAAATCAAAAATTCAATTGAATGGCATAAATTCCAAGCTGGATTTACATGACCCATTTAATTATCAAAAAGAAAAATGAAGTCTTTGTTACGATAGACTCGGAACAATATGTGTATCATGAACTTTCAGATCATTTTACATTTGAAGTTCCTGGCGCCAAGTTTATGCCACAGTATCGTAATAAGTATTGGGATGGAAAGATAAGACTTTATGATATGAGAAAGAATGAAATCTATACAGGACTTGTAGATCGAGTCATATCATTCTGTAATCGTAAAGGATATACTTATGAGTTTGAAGGTAGTAAATTTTATGGTTTGCCACTTGAAGAGAATGAAATGATATCGCCAGAGGGTGTGACTGATTATGTAAAAAGTATATCCAAACATAAACCCAGACCATATCAAATCATGGGTATTCATGATGCACTCAGACATAATCGTAAATTATTATTGTCACCAACTGCATCTGGTAAGTCATTAATGATCTATGCTATCACAAGATATCATGTTGAACATAATCGTAGAATTTTAATTGTAGTTCCAACTACATCTCTTGTTGAACAGATGTATAAAGACTTTGAGGATTATGGATGGGATGTGGAAAAATATTGTCATCGTGTGTATGCTGGAAGAGATAAAATTAGTGATGATAGAGTTACAATTACTACATGGCAATCAATTTATAAACTAGAACACTCATTCTTCAAGAGATATGGATGTGTCATAGGAGATGAAGCTCATCTATTCAAGTCCAAGTCATTGATTAGAATCATGACAAAGTTGCATGATGCAAAATATAGATTTGGTTTTACTGGTACATTAGATGGTACACAAACACATAAGTGGGTATTAGAAGGATTATTTGGGCCTGCATATAAGATAGTTCGCACTGATGAACTCATTGAAAAGGGTCATCTAGCTAAACTCAATATCAAAATTTTATTACTACAACATGAGTCTCAGAGGTTTGATGCCTATGAAGATGAGGTACAATTCATTATTCAGAACGAAAGAAGAAATAATTTTATCAAAAAATTAACTTTAGATCTAAAAGGTAATACTCTATTACTATACAGTAGAGTTGAGAGTCATGGTGAGATATTATTCAATCTCATAAATAGTGATACGAACAGAAAAGTCTTTTTCGTTCACGGTGGTGTAGCTGCTGAGGAGAGAGAGGAGATTAGAAAGATTACTGAGGAGGAATCAAATGCAATCATTGTGGCCTCTTATGGTACTTTTTCTACAGGAATTAACATTAAGACCTTACATAATGTCATCTTTGCATCTCCTAGCAAAAGTAGAGTACGCAATTTACAAAGTATTGGTAGGGTTCTAAGAAAGGGTAAAAACAAGACTAGAGCCACTCTTTACGATATTGCAGACGATACTACTTACAAATCTCAAAAAAATTATACTTTAAATCATCTTATTGAAAGAGTGAAGATTTATAATGAAGAAAATTTTAATTATGAGATAGTCCCAATCAAGATGAAAAACAAATGAACGAGGAAAAGTACGCATACATTAAATTAATATCTGGGGAAGAAATCTTCGCTCAGGTAGAAGAGTTTGTTGACGAGGATAAATGTTTAGTAGCTTTTGATCCTTGTTTTATAAAAGAGTTACCAGTCAAACGAGGGCCATTTTCTTTATATCGTGTTGAGCCATGGTTAAAATTATCTGATGAAAGAATGTTTGCGTTTGATTTAAAGAATGTATTATATTACGGTAGATGTAAAGATAAGGAAAAGATAAGCACATTTATACGTTACCAAAACTCTCTAAATAAAGGAACTACTCCTCCAGAGAGTCAAGTAGGTATCAGTTCTTCGCTCGGTTTTGTCTCTAGTGTAAAAAATACTAGAGAGTCTCTAGAGAAGATCTTTAATATAGAGAAAGATACTTAAAGCTATCCCTTTGAACTCTGACAGAGTTATTGTACTATTATTTCGGGAGCTTGTCAAGCGCAAGAAGATTTGTTATAATACGTACATAAGTTATGCAATAACTATTTTATACAATCTAAGATGGCAAAACGAAAACGATCCGAACACTATGTAAATAACAAAGAATTTCTTTATGCTATTGTAGAGTATAAAGCTAAGGTAAGAGAAGCAGAAGAAGCAGGGAAACCAAAACCACGTATTACTAACTATCTTGGTTCTTGTTTTCTTAAGATAGCCACTCATTTGTCTTACAAACCAAATTTTGTAAACTACATGTTCAAAGATGATATGGTATGTGATGGAATCGAAAATTGCGTTCAATACATTAATAATTTTAATCCTGAGAAATCCTCGAATCCTTTTGCTTACTTTACGCAGATCATTCATTATGCATTTCTCAGAAGAATACAGAAAGAAAAGAAACAACTCGAAATCAAAACAAAGATAATTGAAAAGTCAGGTTATAGTGAAGTCTTTAGTGATGATGGTATGATGGCAGGGTCAGAGAGTGACTACAATACTATCAAAGACAATATCAATTATAGGTATAACGGATGAAGATAGCAATAATAACTGATCAACACTTTGGAGCTAGAAAAGGTTCTGCACTGTTTCATGATTACTTTTTAAAATTTTATAATGATATATTCTTCCCTACTTTAGAAAAGGAAGGTATAACCACTATAGTTGATATGGGAGATACCTTTGATAATAGAAGAGGTATTGATTTCTTAGCTTTGGATTGGGCAAAAGAAAACTATTTCAACCGTCTCAGAGATATGAATATCAAGGTTCATACTATAGTTGGTAATCATACTGCATATTATAAGAATACAAATGAAGTTAATACTATACAATTATTATTAAATGAATATAAGAATATTATATGTTATGAAAAGGCTACAGAAATAAAACTAGATAAACTTAAGGTATTGATGGTGCCTTGGATAAACAAAGAGAACCGAGAAGAAACTGTTGATTGTATAAAAAAATCAAAGGCTAAAGTTGTAATGGGACACTTGGAACTAAATGGGTTTCATGCCAACAAATATGTTGTTATGGATCATGGTGATGATTGTGCAATCTATAATAAGTTTGATCAGGTATTTTCTGGACATTATCATACCAGAAGCTCTCGTGATAACATTCATTACTTAGGAAATCCTTATGAGATATACTGGAATGATGTTGATGATCCTAGAGGATTTAATCTATATGATACAGATACTCAAGAGTTAACACAAATAGATAACCCACATAAGATGTTTCATCATGTTTATTACAATGACACACCACATCAACTTGTAGATACTTCAAAGTATAAAGATAAGATTATCAAAATTATAGTCAAACAAAAATCTAATCTAAGTGACTTTGAAAAGTTTATTGAAAAATTTGTTAATTCAAATGTACATGATATAAAGGTTGTTGAAAACTTTGATTTCAATGGTTACTATAATCCAGAGGAAATAGAAAGTGATGAGAGTGAGGATACCATTAGTATATTGAATAGGTATATTGATGAGTCTGATGTATCTCTTAATAAGTCTCAGATTAAGAATCTATTGAAAGAAGTTTACATTGAGGCCTGTGAGGTGGAATAATGTTTATTCTTTCGGTCAAGTCTTCAACAGAACAGGGAGCCTATGCAGTTGAAGATGAAGAAGGTAAAAGAGTTATCTTCCTATTTGAAGAGGAGGATGATGCTGTTAGATATGCCATGATGATGTCTATGAGTGATAAGAAGTATCCCGAACTAGATGTTACAGAGGTTCCCGATGAGGTTGCCATAAACGCCTGTGAAGCGTATGATTATCCATATGTGGTAATTTCTTCTGATGATTTGTTAATTCCAAAAAACTATGATAAGATTTAAGAAAATTAAGTGGAAAAATTTTCTAAGTACAGGAAATCAATGGACTGAGATAGATTTTGAAAAGAGTAGTACAACTTTAATAATTGGTAGTAACGGAGCTGGTAAGAGTACAGTTTTAGATGCTCTTACTTTTGTGTTGTTTAATAAACCTTTTCGTAAGATCACAAAATCACAGTTAGTTAATACTGTCAATGAAAAAGATTGTAGTGTAGAAATAGATTTTACTGTAGGAACTAGAGACTATAGAGTAGTACGTGGGATCAAACCATCTGTATTTGAGATATGGGTTGGTGATAACATGTTAAATCAAACTGCAGCTGCAAATGATCAACAGAAATATCTTGAAACTAACATATTAAAGTTAAATTATAAGTCATTTACTCAGATTGTTGTCTTAGGATCGAGTAGTTTCATTCCTTTTATGCAACTATCAGCTCCAAATCGTAGAGAAGTTATAGAAGATTTGTTGGATATTAGAATATTTTCAGCAATGAATGGTGTTGTCAAAGATAAACTGAGACACTTGAGAGACAATATTAAAATTCTAGAACTCAGAAAGGAAAGTCTAACTGATAAAGTTAGTATGCAAAAGAAGTTTATTGAAGAAATAGAATCTCGTGGTAAACAAGATATAAAAGAAAAAAGAGAAAAGAAAGATGGATTTGCAAATGAGATTCTTAATTTTATTACTCATAATGAAGAGTTAGAAACAGAAGTTACTGGTCTCATAGAAGATCAGGAAAAGGTCACAGGAGCTAGTAAAACGTTATTAAAGCTTAACAATCTAAAAGGTAAGATGTCTAATAAAGTATCTACCCTTACCAAAGAACATAAGTTCTTTACTGATAATGTAACATGCCCTACATGCACCCAAAATATAGAAGAATCGTTTCGTTTAAATAGAATTGCTGAAGTCGAAACTAAGGCTAAAGAGCTCCAAGACGGTTACAAAGAACTACAATTCAAAATTAAATCTGAACAAGAAAGGGAGCTCTCATTCAACACACTATCAAAGGAGATTACTAAACTCAATAATGACATTTCTCAAAATAATACCAAGATATCTGGCTTCCAACAACAGATCACAGATCTTGAATCAGAAATTCAAACACTTACCGACCAACTTGCAAACAGAAATA